GTTGTGGTTGAGTACAACTGTTGAAGCCAAACTCACCGTACTGCCACTTCGCACAGAAGTCTAACCATTCCATATCAATAGTTCTATCGTACTTTGGTTTAGCTCTGAAGAAATTACGTACAATATAGTTAAATAGATACTCTAATCGATCGCCATTACCTTTAATTAGTATACGCTCTGTGTAGTCGTGTCTTTTTCTATATAAACCAGCGTGTGGACCAGTAGTAATTTTGAAGAAACCATTGTCGATTTTACGTGTTTTGTTGATTTGATAGCAAGGGCAGTAGCCGAGCTTTACTAATCTACGTACATAACCTGACTTGTATGTAGCAAAGTCTATGTCGTGACCCCAAGCGTCTTTGAATGGTAGACGAAATACTCGCGTTCCGTTCTTGATTTGACGTGGTGTTGATACATGCTTGCAACCGATCGCGTCGAGTGCTTCGTAGTATTTTCTATATTTTTCTGCCTGTTTCATATTTATGGAAGTTATTTATTACTATTTGACACATTTTGTCTTCAAAATCCTCGTAACCGTCCAACTCATCTATTAAATAACCGCCAGTTAGCGCAAGTAAATCTAGTTGTATTTGTTCGAGTAACATGGATAGCCTTAGTTCTCTTTTATTCATACGTACTCTTGATTATGTAGTTCAACAAGTTCAGGTAAACCCTCGTGAGTTTGCCAGTCGATATTGTTTACATTGTAACCAAGTGTGACTGAAATATACTCTTCTATAGATTCTACTTGAAAACCTCTTGTGTATTCAGGTAATTCGTATGTGATTACTTTATTACCCATTATGTCGTCGTAGTTTAGAATAGTTAGATACATTATTTCTCTGGTATATAAGTGAAACCTTTGTAGCCAAACCATTCAGCTACACCATCTGACTCGCCATATTCTATACAACCGAAGTTGTTTGGTAAGTCGCTTATACAATATGGACGCCAGGTTTTGCCGTCGAGTTGTATTCTTTTATCTTTTAGAAATTTTATATCGTTCATATTATTATTATCGATTAGCGTTCGTATTTATTTTGTATTTTCTACGTCTACATATTGATAAGCAGCACACGAAGTATATCCGTTTCCGCTCGCGCACGAAGTTAAACAGGTTAGAATGGTTAGCCAGAAGCCAAGTACTATGATTCCATAGTGGTTTTTGAAAAGGTTTTTCATGGTATATTATTTATTATTTAGAGGAAGGAAGTGGAGTCGAACCACATACATTTCTGTACCCATTGCTTAGCAAGCAAGTCTAGTCGCCGTTCTAGATTACCTTCCTTATATTACTTAATCAATTTCATTAACGCGTTTACTACATCATTAGCATTTGCTTTATAGTCAAGATGTAAATCTGTTGAGTAATGATAGTTATCAAAAGATTCCCATTGGTGCTCTTCAAATTGCCATTCACCATACATACTACAAGCAAGTAACGTTTCACGTATACCACTAGGATTTGAGTTCCAAGTGAGTTGTATTTCACTGTCACCAATCTTAGTCAAGTCACACTTTGGTAAGTGATACTTAAGTAAGTTATGTATTGCATCGCGCTGTATTTTCACTTCAGCTCTTAGTTCTTTATCGAATATCATTATTTCTTATTTTATTAAGTTCATGAGTCAGTTGACGTTGTAAAGTCTTGGTGTGGTGGTCAAGACAACCTTTGTATTTCTCTTCGCGTTCTTGAATCATATCTTGAACTAGAAGAATATCTGATGGAGATAGTTTCATGTTTATTAGTTGTTAAATTAGTTTATAAATTATTGTTAGAATTATAGCACTCATTACAATAGAAGTTGATACAATTCCTATAACTGCAAATGTTCTTACTAGTTGCTCTGAATATTCCTTCATAGTGTTAATGCTTTTAAGTAGGTTTTAATTAGTTTAGCGTAAGAGTAAGTGAACATATATTGTATGTGCTTTACGCGTAAGTATTTTGCTACTGCAACACGCTTTTTGTATTGTTTCGCTATTAGTTTGATTATATATTTTTTCATAGTAGTAGCATGAGAATCGAACTCATAATTGTATTGAACTCGCAGGTGATGGCCAATCTTATTGTCTTGTTCTACTTCAAGACATTCTGCTACAATCGCTCACGCCGTGTTTTCCGCGTCACGTTACAATTCCGCCAAGGACTACTATATTAGTATTCATATTTGATTTACGAGGAAATACTCAACTAACTCGACTACTTGCTGAAACGACTGTTAGTCAACAATCGCTTCAGTCTCACGAAGTACTTTTGGTACATTGTTAGTAGCAGTGTACGACTTGTACTTTGCCCAACAATTCATTGCTTCAAGTGAAGACTTCATAATGTTGAAAGCAACGTCGTGATTATAAGTTACTGTCTTTCCATTCTTGAAGTTAACAGTTACTATTGTGTTCTTTCCAACTAGTGATTGACGTAGAACGAAACGCTTTGATGTTAAAGTATTATTTGACATGATATAAAAGTTTTTAATTGTTTATTAGTTACATTATTATTATCGACTGAGTGTCGTAATTAGTTTGTAAAAGAGTATAGTTTGTTTACTATTCAATTTCACGTTAGTAGTATTCTGCCACTTCTCTGAGTGTACAGTGATTTATTTACTTAATACACACAACAACACAATAGTAGTATGAGTGGAAAGAGTAGTAATGTAATCAATTCTGAGTTAGACATTTCATGTTTCATATTAAGTATTTATTTGTTACATTTATATTATCGAATGTAAGTCGTATTTACTTTGTGAATTATAATATTGCATTGAGTACACAAGCGATTATAAATAACACATAAGAAGGAATTACGATTACAGCGAAGAGTTTAGTAGAGTTTTTCATGTTGTTACGTTGTTTATTTGTTACATAGTTATTATCGTAATCGCATCGTAGTTTGTTTGTAAAACGCAAAAAATCGATACGAAAATTATGAAAAAGGGGGCCCGTGGGCTAAATCAAAATCGTTTTCCGTAACCGGCTGGTAGCCAGGGGAGTAGGGGGAATGCAAGTACCCTATATTTGTAACACGAAAAAATGTGACACTAGGTAGTTAATAGTATCCTAGTAGTAGGCTTATGTCACACTATCCTAATTAGACACCTATATAAGGATATTAGTCCCTAATATCTAGGGTAGGAGTAAGGGAGTAGTAGGCTTATGTCATGTTTTGTAAAAACTTGGTTAAGTGTGTAATATTAATAAGTATGGCGAAGCAGAAATTAACACCTACAGCAAAGAGGATGAAAGCGGTTCGAGATAAGAGGGCGGCTATGACAGCGGATAGGCGTAGGAAGAAAGCTGAGAACCAGAGAAAGAGGAGAGCAGCGAAGAAAGCTGGTAAGAACATCGAAGGAAAAGACTACGATCACAAGAGCGGTCGATTTAAATCAATAAAAGCCAACCGTGGCAATGACGGTAAGGGTACAAAAAAAGAAAAATAATGGCAGGAATAGGAAAATACAGTAAAGGTAAGAAATTCACTTTAAAATCAGGGAATAACCCAGCGTTCAAAATGATGGGTTCAAGTCCATACAATCAAGGCACTGGAGAAGAAGAAGAAACATTCTACGAGCGTGCTGAAAGGACTAAAGCTCGTACAGAAGCAATGGGCGGCTGGCAAAAAACAAATGTAAAATCTGCTGATGGAAAGACAGAGGAGTATCCTATGACAATGGATATAATAGATCAAATAACACGTCAGCATGACAGGCATCACAGACCTGAGTCAGATGAAGATAAATTTGTTCGCGATACAAAATTATATAAACAAAAAGCTATTCTTACTGATGAAGAGATCGCAGCAAGAAAAGCAAAACAATTAGGCAAATAATTATGGCAGGAATCGGTAAATATACTAAAGGCAAGAAGTTTGCTCTGAAATCAGGGAACAAAACCTCGTTTAAAATGATGGGTTCGTCTCCTCTAAAACAAAAACATACTCGCATGACCAGTGCTGATCCTGATATGATTATGAGGAACCAGCAAGAATTAGATGAAGCAACTAAAAAATCAAAAGCGGATTTGAGGGAGTATATGGACGAGATGAGATGGGCTGGTGACGCGCGAAATAAGAAAAGTGACCAGTTGAAGTGGTCAGCTATAAACCGAGCAAAAGACAACTTGAAACAATCCGAGAGTCGTGTGAAGGAATTAGAGCAACTCAAGACGGAGTACTCTAAAAAAGGTAGCGGTAAGCCTGGTCCTTACGAAGGTGGTAGATATTAAAAAATAAGTAATCATGGCATTTAAAATAGAAAAACCTGTCATGTTTAGTGAATATGGATATAAAAGATATTCTCCTGACGTAAACAATAAACAGAATCTAATTGCTACGGGTGATATCACTATGAAGGATGTGGATTTTCCAGTACATGGCATCGATAACGAAGGTAATGAAAAAATAATGGAGCCTGGAAAAGACTATAAGTTTCCAGGCGACGTTGTTTTGGAAACACCTTTAAATAAAAACAAAAACAAAAACAAAATGGCATTTAAGTTAAAATCAGGAAATAAAACATCATTTAAGATGATGGGTTCTTCACCTATGAAACAAGGAGAACACGAGGGAGTTCACGGAGAAAAAGAAGAACCAGAATCTAAGCAATATCCTGAACAAGACACTCTAAGCGCAGAAAGTAAGATAAAAGCATCAGGATCTGCAACAGCTGGACAAACGAAAATAACGCATGAAGAACTCGCGAAAATAGCAGGCGGACTTGTAGGAGCTGGCCCTCACAGTATGACAAGTAAGAAATTAGCGAAAACTTTTAGTGAGCAATTAAAGAAGAAGCTTTAATAAAGAAATAACGTAGGGAAAATCCCTATACCACAAATATAACCTAAAAACCAAAAACAATGACATATTTGTACTATAAGACGTCGTCTACGACGCACACAATGAAGCCAAGTAAACAAGAAATCGCAGAATGGACACACATGTCTGCAAAATCTAACTGGCGAATCACCCAATTACCTAACGGATACTACCAAACGGAGGTATCTAACCCTAGTGACGAAGAAAGTTGGCACTCTGTAACACGTAGAGAGACTATGGAAGGCGCAGAATCTGCAATTGATGGTAGTATTGACTACTTTTCGAAGAAATTAGAGGCTACAAAAGGCCCAAAAGTCGTAAAGACATTCTAAAAAACCACAAATTTAATTTAATTTACTAAAATATGGAATATAACTTACCTAGTGAGTTGATCAAGCAGTTAGACTTCGGTCAATCCGCTAAACAAAAGGTAATCGCTGGCGTAGATAAGTTAGCGCAAGCCGTAAAGAGTACATTAGGCGCATCAGGAAAGTGCGTTATATATGAAGATGCTCGCGGCAAGCCGGTCATAACAAAAGACGGTGTAACCGTTGCTCAAAGCGTAGTCTTATATGATCCGGTCGAAAACATAGGAGCTACACTTATAAAAGAAGCTGCGAATAACACAGTAAGAGAGGCGGGTGATGGCACCACTACGGCCACTGTTTTAGCCGAAGCGTTGTTAAAAGAAGTAAACAAAGAAAAATATGCTAAAGAATCTATACGAGAGATTAAAGCAGGTATTAGCTCAGGCTTGGAGAAAGTTATACAACATCTCGAAAGCAGGGCTATCGAAGTTGAAGGAGACATGCTTAGCGCCGTTAGCGCGATTAGTTGCAATAATGATAAAGCCCTTGGAAGCATTATTGCAGAAGCTTACCAAAAAGTAGGTAAGAATGGTGTCGTACTCATGGAGGGAGGTGATACCGATGAAACGCATGTGGAGTTAGTTGACGGAGTGCAGTTCGATTGCGGGCTTACGTCGCCGCATTTCGTCACTAACACTGATAAACATCTAGCAGAGCTAGAAAACCCATACGTACTTATAGTATCGAGTGAGATACCTAATGTACGTAAAATACAGAGTGTACTAGAGCACGTCATAAAGAAAGGCCGTGCCCTCCTTATTATAGCTCCAGTAGCACAAGGCGTTAAATCAGCACTTATGATGAATAAGGTAAAAGGTAACATTAAAGTTAATATTATCGATTTACCAGGCTTTGGTCCTACTAAGCAAGACGCGACAGAAGATCTAGCTATTATGACAGGGGCAACAGTGATAAACGAAGAACTAGGTGATGACTTAGATCTTATCACACCAGAGCATCTAGGTGAAGTGGAGTACTCAGTAACAAGTGATAGTAACACTGTTATTACTCTTGAAGAGATGACTGAAGAGATTGACGAGCGAGTGGAGCATGTAACTAAAAGAATAGCTGAAGAAAAGAACGGTTTTATTAAAAAGAAGCTTGAAGAGAGGTTAGCCATGCTATCAGGTTCTGTAGCTATTGTTAAAGTAGGCGCCGGCTCAAAGGTAGAGCTTAAAGAGAAGAAAGATAGAGTGGAAGACGCTATCTATGCCACTAAAGCCGCATTGCGTGAAGGAATCATCCCTGGCGGAGGTTCTGCGTTATATTGGGCCTCCCAAAAAATTTCTGCCGCTAACGCGGGCGAGGAGATCCTTTTAGAAGCTATCAAGTCTCCAATGGATGTTATCCTAGATAATGCTGGCCTTAATGACGCTAAGTGCGAAGGAAAGAATTATTGTGGCATTAACGTTATTTCAGGAGAATGTGTTGACATGTTAGAAGCTGGTATCGTAGATCCAGTGCTTGTAACAAAGTCCGCGCTAAAGAATGCTGTATCAGTAGTTTCAACTATTATATCAGCTGATTGTGTAATTTCAAACGCTAGAGCAGATGAGAGCGATCAATGATTACATAGTAGTAGATGTAGAGAAAGTAGGTCCTAAGAAAGTTGGTAGCCTACTTCTCACTGAAGAGCTAGACGAAAACAATAGGTATATTAAAGCTACGATTATCTCTACAGGTAATCTAGTTGAGGGCCTAAAAGACAACGATATTATATATTACGATAAGCACGCTGGGCATGGTATAACCTGGGCAGACACAATGTACCATGTAATCCGAGCAAGAGATGTAGTGTTAGTGGAGTAACTACTTCGCTAAACGTGTGATATATATACTAGGTAATGTTGTTACAACCCGACAGCATTGCTATTAATAATTTATAAACAAACAAAAACTTAAAAAAATGGGAAGAGTATTTTTTAACACGAAATTAAATTTTCACAAAATTACAGCTGATTATCAGTGTTTAGAGTCAGATAGCGGAAAAACTTTTTTAGTTCACCCTGCTGCTACAACTGCAGTTACGCTACCTAGCTTATCAGATGCTGGTGAAGGATGGAATTGCAAAATAGTAATCACCGAGGATACTGATGGTTCTGATGGAGGTATGGGTCAAATCGTTAATATCGACTTCGGTTCAGGTAACGACGTTGTTGGATTCTTAGCTTCAATTGCAGATGCTGCTGGTGACGTCGCTGTAAATAACGATGATTTCATTAACTTTACTGCTGCTGCATCACCTGGAGATATGGTTGACATATTCACAGATGGTAATAGATGGTACTGTCACGGTATGGTGGCTGCTGCTGGTTCTGACTCACTATTTGCAACTGGTGCTGCATCATAATAACGTAGCTTAACAAATTAAACCTAAACCTTAAATCATAAACCTTAAACGGCGAACATTTAAACAATTAATAATTTAAAAAAAAGAAAACATGAATTATGTATACTTTAGTGAAGGCACGGTAAACGCTGCTAACACTGCAATGGCATTTCCTGCTGGAACTTTTATGGGTATAGACTTTGCTTCTAATACAACTGCTAAGTTATACTTTAGACCAGTGGTTGAGTTAGGCATGAATGCTGCCGATGGTGATAACAATGAAGAAGTTCTTGTTACATTCCCAAATGTTACTACTACAGGTAATATTAACTTCGCTGGTATCTGCGAGATACTATGTGGAGCTATTAACGGTTCTAAACCATCAGGCTCTATGACTGTTATTGCTGATGAGTTAAATGGAAACTACATTTCTCCATTAACTGGAACAGTAACAATCACTGCTGGAGGTTAATCTTAGAATATGAGATTAACAGCGCAAGATTTGCGTGATATGAATATCCTTAAGTACTACAGGCTCACGCGTAAGTGGGCCTGTAAGACTTAT